AGGCAGGAGTAGATGCTTTAGCTAATGCTGTTAAAGTAACATTGGGTCCAAAAGGTCGTAATGTAATTATAAAGAAAAATAATGGAGAAGATCCTAAAGTAACTAAAGATGGAGTAACAGTAGCTGAAGCTATTGATGTCGAAGGTGAATTAGAAAATATTGGAGCAACAGTAGTTAAAAGAGTTGCTCAGAAATCTAATGAGAAGGCTGGTGATGGAACTACAACTGCTACTGTTTTAGCTCAAGCTATTCTTAATGAAGGAATGAAACTTGTTACTGCAGGTTATAATCCACTAGATATTAAGAAAGGTATTGATAAAGCTACTCAGGTTATTATAGAAGAATTAAACAAAACAGCAATTCCAGTTTCTCATGATTCAACAATGATTAAGATGATTGCAACAATATCTGCTAATAACGATCCAGAGATAGGTGAGATTGTTGCCGAAGCTTTTAAAAGCGTAGGATCTGATGGAGCTGTATCAGTTGAAGAGGGTGCAGGATTTGAAACCATTACTCACAGAGTAGATGGATTACAGTTCGATAGAGGATTGCTATCTACCTTCTTCTCTTCTTCTCCAGACAAGGCAGAGGTATCTTTAAGCAATCCATTAATATTAGTTGTGGATGGTAAGTTAACAACAACTGAACAAGTAATGGCCGTATTGGAACCAGTAACTAAACTAGGTAAACCCTTATTAGTGTTAGCTGAAGATATAACTGGAGATGCTCTATCTACACTTATATTAAACAAAATAAAAGGTGGTCATATTATTGCAGCAGCTAAAACACCAGGATTCGGTGATTTCAGAAAAGAACTAACAAAAGATATAGCTACTATTATAGGAGCTCAGGTAGTGCCTTCTGATATGGTTAGTGATATCACGTCTGAATTTATAGATCAGTTGTTAGGGACAGCCTCTATCGTTAAGGTAGAACAAATGAGTACTGTTATTATGGGAGGGTTAAGGAATGTTGGAGAAGTAGAGAAAAGGATTCAAGAAATTGATGCCAAGTTAAAAGATAACAAGATAACTAAATTTGAAGCTGATAAATTAAATGAAAGAAAAGCTAAATTAGGAGGTGGTGTAGCAGTTATTGAAGTTGGTGCTAAGTCTGAAATTGATATGAAGGAGAAGAAAGATAGAATTGATGATGCAAAAGAAGCAGTTATATCAGCTCTTGAAGAAGGAGTTATTCTTGGTGGTGGAATGGCTTTATTAAATTGTAAATCACTGAAGATTAAGACTTTAAAAAATACGGATGAAATTATAGGGGTGCAACTTATAATGAAAGCTATTGAAGCTCCTTTTAGAGCTATATGTGCTAACGCTAATGTTAGCCCAGAAGTAAAAATGAATGGAATAGAATCAAGGCCTAAAGGAACTGGATATAATGCAAAGACTGATGAATATGTAGATATGCTTGATGCCGGAATATTAGATCCAAAGAAAGTAACTAGAATTGCTCTTGAATCTGCTGCAAGTGTTGCAGGAACATTACTAACCACTGCATGTGCAGTAATAGAAAAATAATATGAAACATAATCAATTAATTCAGGAGATTAAACGAAGAGAGCACTACAACAGAATGGCTCCCTTCCCAGTATATGATACAGAAATTATAAACGATATAAAAAAATTAGCTATGTTAACAGCAAAAGAGAATAGTAACAATGAACCAATAACGTTTTGTAAAACGTGCTTATCTATTAGTATTAAAATAATAGAACTTAATGATACTAATAATGAATTTGATTACTGTATTGATTGCAGTAATACTGATTTAGATTCATGTCATATTTCCGAATGGGAAGATAAATATGAAGAGAAATATGGTGAGAGATTTCTAACTAAAAAAAATAAGTAATAATGAGTATTTTAAGACTTGAAGGATGGGAAGGTAATGAGTTGAAGATTAGTTACAAAGACTCAAATATAAAGTACTTAGAAGAAAAAGCCACTAAACTTCATAATGAAGTGGATAGGATAAATTACCCATTAATAGATGGTAAGTATATTATAGACACATTTATAACTGGAGTAGAAAAAGATAATGATTATAATTTATCTGTTAAAATAAAATATTATGGCAAATCAGAAAATGAATGTAAAAAGAATTCACACGGACAAAAAATCGATATTTAGATATTGGTTAGAGTTCCTTAAACCTTATCATAAGATGAGGCAGAAAGAAATTGAAGCTCTTAGTTTGATGTTGTATTATAGATATGAATTGTCAAGAGAGATAAAGGATGATGATATGATTAATATGATATTATTCTCTACTCAGACAAGATCTAAAATAAGAGAAGACCTTGGGAATATGGGACAGAAAGTTTTTAATAACTTACTTACTTCTCTAAGGAAAAAGAAGATTATAACAAAAGACAATAAAATAAATCATGTATTAATACCAAACATGACTGAAGATGGTTTTAAGTTAGTGTTTGATTTTGAAGTAAAGAAATGAAGTTAAGTAGAGCAGACGCAATAAAAGCACAAGAACTTGCTGACAAGTATGGGATAGAAATAGGAGAAATGAAGAATATAATTTCTGCTCCTTATGATTTTATACAGAAAATTACCAAAGAATTAGTGTTTGAAGACAACTTATCTAAAGAGGATTTTGATAAAATGAAAACTAATTTTAATATTCCTGGTATTGGTAAATTATATGCTTCAAATTATTTGTATAATGAAATTCAGAAAAAAAGAAAAAAAACTAGGATATATTAAAAAAGAATTATATTTTAGCAATTAATAATTATTAACAATTAAACAAAAAGAAAATGCAAAGATTAATTAATGCAATTGACAAGGCAACTAGAGCAGGAGTTTACACTTTAGAAGAAACTGCTCAAATACTTCAGGCTATTGATCAAGTAGGAGGAGTTGTTGCTCAACATAACAAAGCTCAAGAAGCTAAAAAGGCTGCTGAAGATGACTCTAAGAAATTAAGAGAAATGACAGTAGTTGGTAAGGAAGAAGTGAAACCAGACACGAAAGAATAATAATGGAAGGAACTCTTAAAGAAGGGCAAGTTTCTAAAGATGTAGAAAGACTCAAAAGAAATGAGGATAAAGATATAGGGATCCAAGATTTATTAACAAAAAGAGATAAATCTAATAGGAAAACTAAAGGACTTGTTGATGACACATCTCAAATCCTTTCTGAAGAAATCTCTACTAAAGAAGAATTGTATAAGAAATCTTGGGGAACAACAACTTTGCCAGATCATGTAGTACCTATGTTTAGTGGTGTATTTCTTACAGCAAGAAGAAACAAATTGACAGAGAATGGATTATATCTTCCAACTGCGTCATTTGGTAAAGGTTCTGATACAGATATGGATGTTGATTTTTCAGAAACTCAATTAGTCTTATCTTGTGGTGCACATGCACAACAAATAGCTCCTGGTATGGAAGTTGTTGTTAATATGGATAACTTCAAAAAAAGACTTGAGAGCAGTTTAGCACAAAAATTAAATAAAGAATTTGAATTCATACTTCCTCTTGAAGAAATAGATGGAGTTGAATATCTTTATGTAACAGAAAGGGATATAAAGTATATCTCTAATAGAAACGGAATTTTTATTCCAACTAAAAAAGAAAATTAAATGTCATTAAAACAAGATTTATTAAAAATTATTGACTCTGCATTAGAGTTATCTAAAGATGCACCTCAAACTATTGAAATAAGAAGTGCTGTAATTAAATTGAAACAAGCACATGGCTCTATTTCTAAAGTAAGTGATAAAGTAAACACTATCGCTGAAGTAAGGGAAGAGATTAAAGTAAATAGTATTACTGATATTCCAGAAGATAAGGAGGTTGAAGAAACTGAAGAAGTTGTAGAGGGGACTGAAGATACAGCTACTAAAATAGATGTTGTGGAAGAAAAAATAGTTGTAGGAGACAAGAAGTAATATTAAGTATCATACACATAGGAGGATAGCATGACTTGAAAGGAAGGTTATTTTTTTGTATATTACTGAAATATAAGCGAGATAGAGCAGTAGGTAGCTTGCTGGGTTCATATACCAGAGGTCGAAGGTTCGAGTCCTTCTCTCGCTACTAATTAGGAGAGATGAATTTATTTGAAATAGAAAATGAAGTGGTTATATTTAGACAGCAAGCATTATTGTTAAAACCTTTTAAGGATATATGGGATAAGGATGAGAGTCCTGATAAATCTGAAGCTAATAATACATTAGCTTTTATATACTATATGGCTGATGATAGAAGTGACTTTATTCACATTCTTGATCCAGAAGATAGAGCTGAAGAGATAAGGCCTTTTTTGAATTTACCAAAAGAATTTTTAGTCAATAGTAAAGATATTATACGTGCTATTCATTTTTATGAACAGATGTCAGAAACTACAAGCACAAAACTACTTCATAGTACTAGATTAGTTCTCCAAAAGATATCTCAATTTCTTGATGATATTGATATGGATGAAAGAGATGATAGAAAGAAGCATGTTTATGATATATCTAAAATTACAGCATCTGTTGAAAAAATACCTAAGCTGATAAAAGCTATAAATGAAATTGAAAAGGAAGTTGTTAAAGAAAAAGAACTTAAAGCTCAATCTGGTAACAGAACTCAAGCTACTTTTGAAAGAGGAATGTAAATGAGAAAATTCAATTCCATACAAACTGAACTTACAGATGAGTTGCTTAATTCCATGCCTAGAGAAGAAAAGCAAGATTTATTAGACAATATAGATTCTATAATGTTTATTCAAAATCTAGCCTCTCCTACTAGAAAATATGCAAAAGATTTAACTAGATGGGATAATCCATTACTTCCTGAGACTTCTATTGATCCTGCTATGGATATCAGAAAGAAAGATCCAAATGGAAGGATAGCAGTAGATTTAACTAATCCACATATATTAGAAGATATGGATTACTTTAGACCTGCAGCTATTCATTTTGAAAAACATAACTGTTATACTAAATTATTCCCTAATAAAAACTCGAATTCATTGTATTACAAACATTGGATGGAAGAAGCTAGGAGATGTCGTGAAGGATATATTAGAGAAAGTGATGGTGAATGGATACCTGGGAATTATTATTTTCAGTTAAATTATGCACCATTACTAAGAGCTGAAGTAATTAAAGGAACAAAACAAGCTGATAGATTAGAAGGATTTGCATACGTATATGATGCTGATTACTGGTTCTTTCATTATTGTGAGCAAGCAAGAGCTCAGGGTATGCATGGTGCTAATCTTAAGAGAAGAGGATGTGGATATTCAGTAAAAGCATCAAATATGTTAGCTAAGAATTTTATTCTTGGTGATACTACAAAAGCTAAAGAAAAAGTAAAATCATTTGCAATAGCTAATGAAAAAGAATACTTAACTAAAGATGGTATTTTAAATAAATTTGTCAATGTTATTGACTGGAATGCAACACACACTCCTTGGCCCAGAATAAGATCTTTAAAAGATTCTCTAAATGATATGCATTGGAGAATGGGCTATAAAGACAATGTAAAAGGAGTAGAAGTAGGAGATCTTAATGAAGTGCTGGGAGTTACGTTGAAAAAAGATGTCCAAAAAGAAAAGGG